GGCCAGAGAAGGTGGTGATACCCATTTAAATTTTCCTTGCAGGAGAAGGCCAGTCAGTCTCTGCAAGCGTCTGCCGGGACAGTCTGAAAGGCCGGATTACCCGGTGCCCAAGTGTTGGGGGTACTTGAATTTTAACACAAATAAAAAGGCCCCCGAAGGGGCCTTATGCAGACTGGGTGTGGTCCCAAATGCGGGGCCTGCGATTGTTCTCTACCGCAGGTATTGCCCGTAGATTCCACGGCACATGGAGGCCGGATACGGTTTTTCCACTGAGCGGGACTATGTGATCGACTTCATAGCGAATTCCGGTTTCTTTGGTGAGGCGTTCGGCCTCGGCGTAAATTTGTCTTATCGCATCAAATTGCTCTTGCGTTAACCAAGCAGGAGTCGCATTGCGTTCTTTTGCCCTACGCTTTGCCTTGTGACTGTTGCTACGAGCGCGATTGTTTTTTACCCAGTTAAGGTCATACTCACGTTTTTTGTCGCGATTCTCAGCGGACCATTCTTTTGTTTTTAAGCGCATACGCTCAAGAACTTCTGGGCGAGAAAAGTAATCCTTTAATCTTGCCTGATAACGATCAGGATTTTCTTCACGCCACCGAGCAGCATTCGCCTTGTATCTTTCTTTGTTGCGTTGATATTCCTCACGCTTCCAGCGTTTTCGGTCTTCTTCTGTTGCGGTGCCGGGTGATTTCCGCGTTGTAAAAAGTGGATCGCCATGACGTTTAAATCGAAGATTGTGCTTATTGCAAAAACCATTTTTCACAGCCTTCGCACCACATTCATGTACAGAGCAAATCTTTTCCATGAGGCATATATAATGAAAAGGGGTATGGGTCGCAAGACCCAAACCCCAATTTAATTACTTCCTTACGAAAGCGTTAAGCTCCCGGGGAGCCCCAAATTCCGAGAGGATCACTCACCCCGTAGCTGTATCGTTCCCTCGCCTTGTAACGCACGTTCCCCGTGTCAAAATCACCATCCATAGATGTAGACATCGGCGTACGAACGAAGTGCTTCATGCCATTCGGAACGTCCGTGATCAGGTAATACGAATCGGTATCTGTAAGGTAGTGGTTTACAGAGTAACCTTCCGGGATCGTACCGTTGGTCTTGATCGCGTTGATGTCGTTATCGGCAGTTGCTGTGCGGAGTTCAGTCTCCAGCAGGCGCGTAGCCACGAACATCAGGTTCGGCGGAACGATCAGCTTGCGCGGGCGGGCCGCAATAAGCAGACCGCGCTCGTCCTTCCAACCAGCAATCTGAATCACAGCGGCCTCAAGCGAGGTCTCGTTCAGATCGGCGGGGGTGGTCTGCGTGTTGTTGTTTGTGGCACCAGACACCAGAGGGTGGGCAGTGTTAAACAACGTAACGCCGTCACCCGACACAAACGAACCACCAGAGAAGCCGTTGTTCAGCGGGAAAGCTGCCTTAACCTGCTTCGTGTAGGCCATCGAACGGGCGAGAGCCTTGGTGTAGCGCGAGGAGAGCGAATCGTACAGGTTATCTTCCATCGCCTCTTCGGTGATGGAGAAGCCCATAGCGATTGTTTCGTGGTTGTAACGGGCGGTCCAGACTTCCTGCGCGTTATCGTAGGAGATGGCAGAGCCTTCGGCCTTGACCGGGGCAGTGCCGAAGCCCGAAAGCTTCAGTTCCTCTTCAAACGAACGCTCGGAGGTCTCTGTTTCGTAGATCGCCTCGTCTTCGTTTTCGTACTTCTTATACTCAAGACCAAACAGGGCGTTTAGACCCGGAAGCAGTTCCTTGAGAAGTTGTGCGCGTGAAATAGCCATTTTCTATATTCTCCTATTACACGCCAGTCGGGTTCATGTAGGAATGGCCACGGGCCATCACAACAGTCGCGTTCTGAGCGTTGGTATCGCTTGCTGTGTAAACAGCAGCGGGCATGTTCCACTTGACCAGAAGATCGGTGAAAGCATCACCAACCGCAGACTCCGGGCCGTCAACAAAGCCAACGATACGAAGCGGCAGTGTTGCAGTAACGGCGGCGGAAGCCACATCAGCAGATGTTTCCGAGTTGCCAGTGGCAGTGTCGCCAGAGAACGTGCTGAAGCCAATATTAAGACCAAGCGATGTCTGAGGGACAGTATCGTCGGCCTGAATCTGCATCACAACGTCCGGATCATCGACCACATACGCAAAAGCGTCAGTGGCGACAGTGCCCGAGGGCCAGTACTGCTGGAAGAGCTTGTACTTCAGGTTCGGATCTGTGAAGGTGCAACCAACAAAAACACCAACAACGCCAGTCGCGGCAATGGTGGTGGTGCCAGTTTCTGCAACAACAACGCCAGAAGCGTTGATGGCAACAGGCTGGCCGTAGAAGATATTCGCGGCATACGCATTTGCAATCTTGATCAGACGGGTGGAGCCAGCATAGGGCTGACCGCCGATAAGATTAACAGGGCGCAGGCCATAGGGGGCTGCTGTAGAAGCCATGTTTTTTTACCTTGTTTAAAGCCGGGTTAACCCCGGCCCTTGCCAAATGTTACCCGCGTTGTGATCTCCGGCTTGGAGAGCGGCATACGCGGATCGTTTTCACGCATGAAGTTGTTTTCCACGGAGACCATCTGGTTCTGGGCAGTCTGACGGTAGTAGGCGTCACGCTCAGTCATTGTTTCTTCCGGGGCCTTGCAGAGAAGAAGGCCACCAACTTCAATGTTGTCCTTGAAATCCGAATTACGGTCACGCAACACGGTAATCTCAGGATGTTCCTCTGCCTTTACAGGTTCCCATCCCTGACGGAACTTGGATGACACATTCGTGTTATCAGAGCTATTCAGAGTGGAGGTGCGGACCCAGCGATAACGCCAGCCATCCTTCTTTTCTGGTTCGGGGAGAACCGTGGGCGGAGCCCAAGACTTCTTGCGCGAAGTAGCTTCGCGATTATCGCTTTCGCGAGGGGTGCGCTTATCCATTCATGGACCTCAATTTCTCAGCAGCGTACTGCTCGATTGTCAATCCGAGGCGCTTAGCGATAGCAACTTCGGATGCCGATAGCTGGATTTTGCGTGGTGGGGTCGAATTTCTTTTCACTGGAGCGACCACTACGCTCTTGTTCTGCTGAGTCGGCTTGCTATCGACTTCTTCCTCATCAGCAGCAATATGCGGGTAGCGCTTACGCACTTCCCTGTCGAGCGCATTCCAGTAATCTTCGGTACTGGGATCAATACGCTCAAAAACTACAAGTCGGTCATGGATGTGCCGCGCGTAATCGGTCATCTCGCGGTCACGACCAAACCAAGTGTTTTTCTTCGCCCATGCTACCGTCCGGGCATCCGGCTGCGGCGGCGGGGTCTGAGGCTGATACTGAGGTTCGGGTTCGAATTCCTCAATCTCAACAGGGCGGAAGCCCTTTACCTTGTCTGCCTCAATCGAGAGGCGCGCAAGATCCTTGTGTGCATCAACCTGCTTGTCGATGTCCCCGAGTTCCATAGCCTCCCTGAGACGCCGCTTGGCAACCTCAAGTTCGCTCTCAACCCGGGTCTGCATCTGATCAGCGATAATCGACTGACCAGAATGCAGAGCCTTCTTCAGGTTGGCATTTTCAGCCATAACCTGCTTAGCATAACCCGCAAGAGCGGACTGCTGGCGCTCAAGCTCCTCTTTCGCACGGCGTTCTTCGTGGTACTCGTACTTGAGCTTGCTTATACGCTTCTTGACCTTATCGCTGTACTGAGAAACCTCGTCTTCCTCTGGAAGATCGGGCTCACCAGAACGGCGGGGCCTATTCTTATCTTCAGGCGGGGTATCGTCTACGATCTCCACCTGAAGATCGGTTTCCGCGCCCGCAATCTTGTCGGGCTCCGGACCTACCGCTTCATTATCTATGTCGCTCATGCCCGCTCAATCCCTTCCGGATCATCAAGAGTCGCCTCGACGCTATCGTCGTTGATCAGGCGGAACTCCTTACCCCCTACCTTGAATCGTGTGCCGGAATAAGCACGGAACATGATCCAATCTCCGCCCTTGCAATAAGGGCCTTCGGGGAAGCGGTCGGGATCTGAATAACAATCAGGCCCCATTCTGAGGACTTGGCCAACGATACTGGCCGTCTCCTCCTTGGTCTTCAGGATATCGGGACGAATAATCCCGCCCTTGGTCTTCTCTTCCACTTCCGGCACCGAAATGAGAATCCGGTATCCGGTCGGCACAGGAAGCTTGTCAACGATCTCTTTCGAAATCTTGCTTTCCGAGTACATGCGTATTCCTACGTTATTGCGCCTTTTGGCGATGGCCACCTTTATGGTGTAAACCCATAATATATTAAAGAATACTCAAACCCAAAATCAGTCTTCGTCTTTATTTTTCTTCTCAAGATCAAGTATTTCTCTCTCAGCCATAGCAAGACCAGCAATAACGCCAGTCATATACTTATACTGATGGAAGTCTTGAGCCCCGCCAAGGGCAAGATCATCTGCAAAATCATTCATCATTTGACGAATTTTGCCCTTCAAAACAAAGAATTCGCTCAATTACCTGCCTCCGGTTCGTGCATTTGAAGAGAGCGTCTGGCCGACCACTTTAGCC